TAATACTGCCCAAATTTTAAGTAGTCTGATTGCTTAAATTTTGACACCCTCTTTACTGAAATTTTGGGTAGTCTTATTATATATCTATTAGCGGAGGATAATCTGTTAATAACTAAATAACCATTATCAATTAGTTCTTTTTTAGCCTTTTGGAGTGTATTAACAGAACATCCTAATTTTTGGCATAAATTGGAGTTTCTAAGGTTTCTGTAGTTCTCCGAAAGACTCCGAATATAGCAAAATAAGACTTTAGCCTCATTTCCTAAATTTTCATCATATATGAGCTGGTTTGGGATCATGGCGAACCCTTTTTTGACTTTTTCCATCTTCTTTAATTCCTTCCTTGCTAGACCTCTTTATATGTCAAATTTTGGGTAATCAATAAGAACATTTAGCGAACATATATTTTTATTCACTCTTAGCTTTTAACACTTGCATTATAGAACAAAATTTGTATAAATTTAGTATGTTTAAAACAAATCAACAAAAGGAAAGAAGATGATTAAATATATAGCACACTCAAAAAAATGGAGAGATAAAGTAAATGGAAATACTTATTTTTCTGTTCAAGTAACAAATTTAGAAAATAATGAAATGACTAAACTTCCATTTCAATATGGTTATGGAGATCATTTCAAATCTGTTACTTTAAATACATTATGTAAGAAAGATAACACTTCAAAGTTTAGTCTTTATCATGACTTTATAAAATGGATTGATGAGAAAGATTGCAAAAAAAAAGATGTTTTAAATTGGGGTAACAATAATGAAAAATAAAGATTTTAATTTATTCAATCTTTTTAGCAAGACCTTTAAAGATCGTAAGATGTTTGGTTTCATTGGTTTCGATGAACTTGGACTTATGCCAAAGGTATCAAAGCCAATAAGACAGACAGAGGAAGAAACTTTGGAGCTGCAAGAAGCATCTCAACTGATAGAATCAGTGGAGCTACCAGAGGATTATTTTAATAATTTAACAAAAGGAGAGAAATGAACATAAAAGAATATGGAGTCAAAAAAACTTGGGATGGTTATTGGGAAACCTTTGCAAATGTCCAAGATGGAAAATACTTAACACCTATTACATGGTTAAGAGAACAATTTAAAAATAAATCAAGTGCTATTAAATGGCTTAAAGTTGAATTAAAAGTTTTAGGGGTAGATTGTGACAAGAAATAAATTTGGACTTCCTTATATTTTTGACTATGTAAAAGCACAAGATCAAAAAAGATTAGACAATCTTGATTATATGGTTAAGAATTGTCCTAATGATTTCAAAAAAATCTGGACTAGCAAAAGGAAAGAACTCAAGGAACAAATTGAAAAAAGAAGACGTAAAAGCCTTAACTAAGGAGCAATTGAAGGATCTTAAAGAAAAGATGTTAATATCAATTCTAAGGGGTTCTATGGCTTGTAATGGGGTATATTTTAACAGATATAAAAACTTTAAAGGAAAGGATAAAATTAAATGTTTAAAATTGATGACGCAGTAAAAAAGGCACTAGCCGAAAAAGGAATAGATGTTCAAGCTGAATATAATAAAGCATCTAATGAAAGAGTTTGTGGAGTAAATATTCCACCTAATAAAGGATCTGGCAGAGATTATATACATAGAGGGATATTTCATAAAGATCATATAATACAAAAAACAATAGGAAAGGAAAAAGATGAGTAAAGAAAAAATAAAATTTATAAATATAAAAAAATCAAAAGGTGAATTTGAATTTGATAAAAAAGTTTTAAAAGGAATTCCGCAAGGTTCTTTAGTTTTAAATAAGGCTTTTGGTAAAATTACAGCTCATTTTCATTTTATGGGAACAGCAGCAGGTGATGAAATAAGGTTGAAAGCAGGAGATAAAATTATTTTAGAAGGTTTAAAATTACAAAGTAAAAGTCCATCTACTCATTGGGGTAGTCAAGGACTTTATAAATTACCAATTATGACTTCTGCTTTTATTGGTAATTGTGAATCAATAGAAGAATTTGAATCTAAATGTGCAGCTTTAGATGGCAAAAAAACTTTATATGGAGGTGAATAAATGCTTGAAAAAAATAATTTAAAAAATGTTGAAATTATCTATGTGGGATCAAATGGTTTTAAACCTCAATATAAAATAAAAAATATTAATTTGTTAGAACAATATAGAAAATTAAATGTTATGACTAAAAAAGATATGGCTAATATTTTGGATATAGGTTTAAGAAGTTATGAAAAAATTACTTATGGAAAAAATATAGGTACAAGATGTGCAAAAAAAATAAAGGAGTTTTTAAATTATGCTTGAAACAATCATAGCAGTAGAGATTGCATTATTGATTTTTTATTACACTATCAATTAATGAATGAATATTTATGGAGATATGCGGACTTGCATTAAATGCAAAATGAAAGCTGATGTAGTAGAGAAAGGAAAAGATTATTGTGCTGAATGTTGGTTTCAATATTTTTCTGGCGAAACTATGGAGCAATACGAAAAAAGGCAAAATGAATTAGAAGAAAGGAGAAAACAAAAAAATGGAAACTCTTAATATTGTTGGTCATAATACAAAAAACGATAGAGTTGATTATGATTTTTACCCAACACCAGAAATAGCAACATTAAAATTATTAGAAAAAGAGTCATTCAAAGGCGATATTTGGGAATGTGCCTGTGGTGATGGTGCAATATCTAATATTTTAAAAAATAAGGGTTATTTAGTATTTAACTCAGATATAATTAATAGAGGATTTAATGACGAAACAATAGATTTTTTAAATACAGATAGAAAAATAGATAATATAATAACTAATCCACCTTTTAAGTTATCCCTACAGTTTGCTCTACATGGTCTTAAATCAGTATCAAATAAAATGGTTTTATTTCAAAAATTAGTTTTTCTTGAAGGCATAAAAAGAAAGAAAGAACTATTTTCATTAAATAAACTTAAAAACATTTATGTAATCAGTAATAGATTAAAATTTAAAGGATATAAAACAGGTGGTTTAATGTGTTTTGCTTGGTTTGTGTTTGATGTTAATTTCAATGGTAAACCTACTATAGATTGGATATGAAAATAACTCTTAACTCTAATGATGTTGAATTAGCTTATACAACAGCTCAAAGAAGATTTATTGGTAATGTAAGAATGAATAAAGGCTTTTCTTATGGCTACAATAAGAACTTAAAGAATCAATTATATGATGGTTTCTTAGGTGCAATGGGAGAAATCGTATATGCTAAAGCCACAAATAGTTATTTTAATGGTTCTTATACTGACAATAATGAGTTTTATTCTGACTCCGACTTTCAAAACAATATAGAAATAAGAACCCAAGACAAAAAATCATATAATTTTTTGCTTATTAGACCTGGAGAAAAACAAGGAAAGTATTTTTTGATAATTAAAGACAACGACAGAGATTATAATTTTACAATAAAAGGTTGGTTTTTATATAAAGATGATTTACCAACTGAAAAACTATCTAATTTTGGGTATCAGGATAGACCTGCTGCATATAAAATTGAAATAAATGAACTAACACCTATGGAGGAAGATGTCAGACAAGATAAATTTTAAATTATTTAAACCTTTTGGTTCTACCTTAGCAAAGGCAACACTGCCATTAGAACTATTAAAAGATTTTAAAGAGGATCTAAAAAAAATTAGAGAAGACAAACAAAAACAAAAAGACCATGATTGGAGTCAAAGATTAGTTGGTGCAGTAAAAGAAGAATACTTAATTACTCCAGAGGTTTTATTAAAATGGAAAAGAGCTTTTTTTGATCCAATTATGGTTTCTTATACTAATGCTCATTTTAAACATGATAAGATAAAAAATATTTTAATTAATTCTGCTTGGTATGTAATACAAAAATCTGGCGATTATAACCCCATGCACAACCATTCTGAATATGTAAAAGGTAATTATACTTTAAGCTGCGTTGGTTATTTAGAATTACCTGAGTCTATGAAATCAACTGATAATGCAAAAGCACATAATGATTTTAGCGGTCAAATAGAGTTTTCTGAAGGATCTGAAAATATGTTTTCTGATAGCAGACACCGAATCAATCCAGAGGTTCGCCAATGGTTCTTGTTTCCTAATTATTTAATGCACTCTGTATATCCTTTTAAATCCGACAAAGATGAT